ATGGCGGTGAGGATAATGTGTATGAAGTTATCAAAGTAATTGAGGCGTGGGAACTTGACTTCCATCTTGGGAATACGGTGAAGTATATCTCAAGGGCTGGTAAGAAAGGTAGTGATAAAGAATTACAAGACTTAAAAAAGGCTCTTTGGTATCTTCAAAGAAAGATTGATAACATAGAAAATGCTGGTTGAGGCAAGATATAATTCAAACCACAAAAACGGAGACAGACCATGGAAAGTGTTTATTGATAAACAACTCTTAAAAGTTGATTCAATAGAATTTCTGTGTCAGATAAACTCTTCTATTGGGTATAGGGATGATGGTAGAGAAACAGGTCATATTACTTGTGATGCTAAAAAAATTACCCTTGAAGATTATTGTTTGGTTATTGAATAATGAAATATAAATTAGCAGCAAGAGGTTCAATTTTAGATGGTTGGGTAATACAATCCGAGGATAAAAAACTTTCCATCAACTGTGTTGAATTTGAAGTGTCGGTTAAAACAAAAACTTTTATTGATAATAATCAAGCTTGGTTGGAATTTGAAACAGAAAATCCTATTATTGTTAGGGGACATAAGGTAACAATATATTAAAATGACAGAAAATTATTTAGGAAAAATAGTAAACGGAGATTGTATTGAAGTGATGAAGACCATGGAAGAAGGGTCTGTAGATTTGATTGTAACATCACCACCATATGGTGTTGGGATTGATTATGATGTTCACGATGACGATATGGTTTGGGAAGAATATTCAAAATTCACACAGTCGTGGATGGAACAAGCATACCGTGTGTTGAAAGATGACGGTAGGATTGCTTTAAATATCCCGTATGAGATTAACCGACAAGCCAAGGGCGGAAGAATCTTCATGTTAAGTGAGATATGGCAAATTATGAAACAGATTGGTTACAAGTTCTTCGGAGTTGTGGACCTTGAAGAGGAATCACCACACAGAAGTCGTACCACAGCGTGGGGGTCATGGATGAGTCCCTCGGCACCTTACATCTATAATCCAAAGGAGTGTGTTATCTTGGCATACAAGAAGAAACATATTAAGATTGTTAAAGGACAACCTGAATGGGTTGGTGAGATGGGTGAGGTTGAAGGTAAAGACGGTAACATGAGAGCCAAGATGATGTATACCGAACAACAGAAACGTGAGTTTATTGATTTGGTATTTGGACAGTGGAATTATTTTGCCGATACTCGTTCATTGACAAAGGCGACCTTCTCAATGGACATCCCAACCAAGGCAATTAAGATTCTCACATATAAGAATGATATTGTCCTTGACCCGTTTGCTGGTTCAGGTACAACTATGGTTGCGGCAGAAACTTTAGACCGTCGTTGGATTGGTATTGAAATCAGTTCTAACTACGCTAAAGTGGCAAAAGAAAGGGTTGGATTCTTTGTTCAACAAAAAAGACAACAGGTTTTAGAATTTCCTGAAAAATCCTAAATAATATAAATGTCTTGTTTTTTAACAAAAAAACTGGACATTTTAATCTTTCGTATATCTAAAATTACAAATTGGTTTTCCGTTCACCAATGGTAAACCATGTTGGTCAAGGGTGATAGTTTTTACTATCACCTTTTTATTTTTAAATCTACCCATCAAAATTGTGTCACCAACCTTTATATTAAGTTGTATCATAGTATTTATAATTAGTGTTTATATTCAAAAAATGGGTGAAATAGTATTAACGGAAATACAACTTAACAATCTAAAACAGAGACTAACTGAAGAGAAGTGGTACAATAATGTTTTGGATATTTTGGGTATTGTTGACCCGACAGGAATTACTGACTTTGTAAATGCCATTTCTTATTATAGACAGGGTGATACCCTATTTGCGTTTTTGTCTTTAATATCTGCAGTACCATATATTGGTGATGCGGTTGGTAAAACTGCTATGGGAACTATGAAAGCCGGAAGTCAAGGGACTAAGTACCTTAGAAATGCTGAAAAAGCCATTAATGCTGGTAATACTGAATTGGCTCTTAAGAATCTTAAGATGTTAGAAAAAGTTGAAGGACCTGCAAACAAATTATTTAAAACCGCTCAGAATTGGACTTCAAGAGTTGACACAGTAATTGATAAAATTCCGAATATGGGAGGATTATTATCAGGATTTAAAAAAGCTCTTCAGAGTTGGTCAAACTTATTTAGTAGTGCGTCAAAAAGGTCCATGGGTGTTAGACGTTTAATGGTAAACAAAACACCTCAAGAACAAATGAAATTGGTTCAAGGTTTAGAATCTGCTTTGAAAAGAGAAAAGTTTATGGACCCGGCAATATTAGGTAAACCAAACATCCTTCAAAGATTCCTTTATGGTGGTGGTCTTGGGTTTGGTAGATTCTCTGACCTGTTTGGGAAAAGTTCTCTAAGAACAAGAGTACTAATGGGTCAAACAAAATTCTATCTCGGATTTTTGGATTTTTTAGGTCTTGGTAATTTTGTTGGACCTGAAGAACTTTCAGGTATGATGAGTAAGGAACAGATGTTAGCTGCGATGAAACAGTATGAATCAACTCCTGAAGGTCAAGAAGCATTAAAAACTGAGTTGGGTGGAACTACAACAACTCAAGTATCACCACAGAGTTTAGCTGCTACGGGTGAAAAAATATCCATGTCGCCGATTACGTCAGCATTAACAAGATTAATGAGTCCAGTATAATGAAAGAAGAATATATTTTAAAATTAGTCCAAGTTCAAAATCAATTTAGATTTTTACATTGGCAAACTACGTTTGATGCTAAACATAAAGCATACGGAGACATTTACGAAGGTTTAGGTGTTTTGATTGATGACTTTGTTGAAGCCATGATGGGAAAATATGGGAGACCTGAGTTTCCTGCAGAATTTTCAATAATGTTTCAAGATATAAATAAATTATCTATGCAAAATTTTATTGATGGAATATGTGAGTTTTTGTTTTCAATGACTGAAGGTCTGAACTCAAAATTTGATACTGATTTATTAAATCTTAGAGATGAGATGTTAAGATTAGTTAACAAATTAAAATATTTATTAACTCTTAAATATTAATATGAAAAAGTTTGTAATAACAGAGGAAGAAAAGAGTAGAATTCTTGGCATGCACATTGAAGCAACCTCAAGACAATATTTGAAAGAAGATTTCAATAATGGTATGACCACTATTGAACGATACAATTACAATTGTGGAATCCAATGTTTTTTAAATAAAAAAGGTGTTAGGGATGATGCCGGTCAACCGTTGAAAATTGACGGTTCAATCGGTAACTACCCAAAATCAAAAAGTGCTCAGGCAATTGTCAAATACCAGTCAATGATTGATGTTTATCCTGCTGATGGTGTGTGGGGTGAAGACACTATGGATGCGATGCCTGACAAGGATAAAGTAATATTCAAACAGTGTATTTCTGATTACGGTGATTTATTTGATAAAATTGCACATTATTTTGGTTGGGATTGATGAAAAAAATTATTAAAGAATCGGGTTTACGTGATATTAATGCTTTGGCAAAAAGGTACCCAAAGGCTAAAATATATTTTCACCAAGATTTAGATGGTGTTACCACAGCAATTGCTATGAAGAAATACCTTGAGGATAATGGTATTGATGTTGTAGATTCTGAGGTTATCCAATATGGTGAAAAAGAGTTTGCAGTAAAGAAACCTGATGCTAGTGGTGATGTAATGCCCGTGTTAGTAGATTTTGCTCACGGTAAACCGATGTTTGTTATTCATACAGACCACCACGATACTCAAGTAGGTGCTGAAAAAGATGCTTCAAAATCATTTAGACAAGCCCGTTCAAATGTTGAGACTATATCTCAAATAATTTCACCAAAAGAATTGTTCCCAAGTTCAGACATTCTGTTGATTTCTACTGTTGACTCTGCTGATTTTGCAAAATATGACTTAACAACAAAAGAAGTTGTTAACTTTTTATTTAGATTAGACAAGGAAAAAGGTTTGGCGAGAAACAAAATGTTGTTAGGGTTAGTGACTAACAAATTACTCTTGGCGTTTAAAAACAAAAAAGGTTTCTTAGAGAGTTTAGTGATGGACTCTGAGCCGTCACTTTATTCAATTCTTAATAACATAAAGACTTGGATGAGTGTGAACACTCGCGAGACACCTGAAAGACTCCAAAGAAATTCCAAAGACTATATGGACTCAATGGCAAATCACCGAAATGTGAAAGTTGAAGATGGAATCATTCTTCAATATGGTATGGGAACTTTGAAAGGTACTGGTTCTTACGACAGATATACTCCTTTTAGAAACAATCCTGAGGCGGACTTTTTGATTATCATGTGGCCTTTGGGTTTGGTACAAGCATCTTGTAATCCATTCAAAAAAGATAGAGAGCTCAAAGGTGTAAATCTTGGAGAAGTTAAAGACGAGGTTTTGAATAAGTGGAAAGCACAACTTCAAGATAGAACAATTCCATTATCAACAATCAAATACATTGCAGAATCAGGTATGGGTACAGAATCAGTTGGATTCACATTCAAAGATTTTGATGCCATTTATGGTGGTAAGATTATGATGATGGATAATGGAGAACAAATATTAGATAGTTTAAAAACAATCATTGACAAACCATTCTCAGAGTTAAGTGAACCTGAAATGAAATTGTTGGATAAGATTGGTGTAAATGCTTGGGATTTGATTCAAGCCAATTCAGGTGGACACAAATGTATTACCAATATTTCGGGACTTAATTATTTGGGTAGAGCACAAAGACCACCATCAGGACCATATAGATATGACCCTGAAAGAGATGACGCACCATACATCAAATTTGTTAAGATGATTGGACAAGAGTTCTTTAAAGTCTTAAAGGAAAAAATTCAGGAAAGTAAAAAGGAAAATTAATCAACGAGAAACTTAACAGAATCTCCTTTTTTAATATTAAAACTTTTACAAGTACCACCTTCAATTTCCAATATAATATAACCTCTACCACAGTAACTCTCACAGTCTTCATCAACACATGGTGGACAATTGTGGTGAACCTTTGATATGATTTGGTCGTCAATGTAGATAATATCTAAAGGTATTATACAATTTTTCATCCAAAAACAATTAGTATGGTCGGTCATCAGAAACAACATACCGTTAAAATATTCGTTAAAAGTTTTGTTCATCATACCCTCAGCACGTTTACGGTAATCGTCCATAACCTTTACATTAAAGGTGTTATCGTCTATTTTAACTTTCATGATTATTTATAAATATGGAAAATTATAAAAGGTTGAGTGGTGTGGTCGTTAAAGTTAACGGTGAATGTTTGTTGTGCAAAAGAAACGGCAAGTCATCTTACCCTAATATGTGGTCAATTCCTTCAGGACACATTGAAAAAGATGAATCAACTAAAGAAGCTGCATATAGAGAGTTTTACGAAGAGACCGATATTAACATAGATAACTATGATTTAGATTTTGTGGGTATACTACCAAAAAAGAAAAAGACAGACGGTAGTATAAAAGGTATGATGTATGTTTATTTGTTGAATACTCACGAGTATATGTACCCTAACCTTGAAACTGCTCAAGATGGACATGAACATACTGAATGTGGGTATTTTGGATTGGACAAAGTCAATAATATGGATACAGGAGTGTATTTAAAAACAATTTTACAAAATATTTTTGAAAAAGATTGAACTTTTCAATAGTATAACTATATTTATAATCTCCACCGAAAGGTAGAGACACCCCACAAAAAAGTTTCACTTAGCCCCTTTGACAATTTGAAAAAATTGTTTTATCTTTGTGAGACACTCGGAAGAAGAGGAGTTAAATCCTCGGTTCACAATCCCACAACGAGTGTTTGAGAAAACATAGAAAGTTGTGGGATTTTTTATCGGATGTTGTTTAGCTCTTTAAAAATTTGATTACACCCGCTGGTACAACCAGCGCATGACGTGGATAGGTGACCGTGGGGAAGTGGGATTGTAATCATTAAAATATATTGTGAGGTATTTTTTTGGTTGTGTGGTGGTTTTTCGGTATATTTGTGATATTTATAATATATGAACAGATACCAAAAAGCCGCTGAAATCGGAAATAAAAAAAGAAGAGAAAAATCATTAGAAGATTATTATCAATCACCAAATATATGTAAATCTTGTGGTGAGGTAATAAGGGTTAATGATAACCAAAAAGTTTCTGAAGTAAGAAAAAAATATTTTTGTAATAGTTCTTGTTCTGCTAAGTTTAATAATTTAGAAAGAGAGAAAAAACAAAAAGAAGAAAAAAAAGAGATTGTAAGACCCGAAAGATTTAGTTTCTTTAATGGAATTACAAAAAAAAAGTTTTTTGAAAAGAAAGGGATTTATTATAAGTTTAGAGCCGAAATTAGAAAACATGCGCAATATGTGTATGAAAAAAATAAAGGAGATAAAACTTGTAAAGTTTGTGGTTATGATAAACACATTCAAGTTTGTCATATAAAATCTGTATCTTCGTTCAGTGATGAATCCTTGATAACAGAAATAAACTCAAAAGATAATTTAGTAGGACTTTGTCCGAACCATCATTGGGAGTTTGACCACGGATATTTAAAGTTATAAAATGGCGGGCGGGGGGCAAGGTGTTCCATGGGTCTCATAAGCCCACATAGCTTGGTTCGATTCCAAGGCATCGCAACTAAGAATGGGTTGACTACGGTCATAAAATCGAGGTTCCCTATTTTTTTAAAAAAAGATTTGACGAATTGAAAAGTTCTTTTTATATTTGTAGTGTTAAATAACAGATATGAAAATAAATTTCACATACAATATTCGGATTGAGAACGAGAAGTTCGGAACCCTCTTGAATGAAACTTTTGTTGATGGTGTTCAGTTTAAGTTATTTTTGAAAATGGTTCACGGTTGTTTGGAACTCAAAGGAGATTTAGATTTCTTCAATGGTACCGACTTCTTGGTTCACATTCCTTACAAGTATTTGGTTGACTCTATTGTTTTGACTTCCTTGGTTACACCAACAGTTGGTGAACTTAGTTTGTCAGAACATATGAAATCTAAGGTGGAAGCTTTAGTTACCAAATAATTTCCTGACATAATGTCAGGTGGTGGAGTGATTGACTGTCATTCGGTCAGTCCCAAAAGAAAAGGTCAGTTTCGGCTGACCTTTTTTATTTTTTTACTCTATCAGATAATCCTATTGGGATTCCCATATATGAACTGATTTGTTTTGTAAGAAATGATATCCATTCATTTAATGCATCGGAGTAGTCGTACGGGTTTTCATCCCATAAAAAATCTAATAAACCATCAATATCAAAATGTTTTATCTCTTCTTCCCCATCGTCATTTATATGTGAGTAGATTATATTTGAATTTGGTATGTCCCAATTTTCTATTATGGCTGTTACATATCTTTCATCATTAATTTCTTCAACATAAACGGATGAATTTGTAAAATCCAACTCAACGTATGACCCAGGTTCTAAACTATCAATATTAAACCTAAATGGTCCGTCTTTAGTTAATTTTTTGATTGACTTATTTAATAATGTTTTGGTACCTTCTTCACCTAAAGACTCGTTCATAGACATGAGAAATTCTGATTGAGTCATGTCAAACATCTCCAAATATAAATTCATATTTGGGTTAGGGTATCCACCGCGGGATTTTAAAAATTTTACTATGCCGTTAAAATCCATAAGTATTTTTTTTCAATTTCGGCAGT